TCCTGAGAAAGAAGTCAATGATGGTTTATACGTTCTAGCAGAATCACCCATTGAAGTATCTTCTAAAGTATCAGCAGTTTCTTCAATAGAATAAGACCTAATTTCAGCTACAGAGTTAGCACCGACTTTTACAGTACCTTCATTTCCTTTATGTGTTGCCATTTTCTACCTCGTCTTTCGACTTTTTCTTAGAAGAAGGTTTAATTTTATCTTGCGAATGGACTGCTTCTTCTTTCCAGCCCTTTTTCTTCATTGACTCAACCTGAGTAGGGTGAGCTATTACAGAACTTTTACCATTTGGACTAATTAATTTCATAATTTGTCTCCTATACTGCTACATCAGGATTAGTTTCCTGAACATAGTAATTAGTTAAGAAGGTTAAACTCACATATCCTAGTGGTTTCTCACCTTCACCATTAAATTCTATTTCTGTTGATTCTAAATAGCAGTCTTTAGCTAATCCATCTAAAGTTCTATCTGCTGCTATTGCTTCTTCAACTTCTTTTGATATTGTATCAATAGTATCATCAAAGTCACTAGTAGCTTTTGCATATCCTTCTACTACTACTGACAACTCTCTACTCATAACCCTATCAGTACCTATCACTATTGGTTCAGATGTTTCTGACTTAGTATAGATAACTAATGCTGGTACTGTTTCTAATGGATAAACCCTTGACTCATAAACTCTAGAACCAGTTGTAGTTAAACCAGTTAAAGTAGTTCCAAACTTTTCTCTAATTTGTTGTCTTACATGATTTGCCATTATATTTCCTCTAACATTAATGCACTAAAACCTGTTCTATCTGCTTGTATATTAACAACAGTATAGCTTTGTGCTGCTTTGAGTATATTACCATTTGTATCTTTTATTGCAGATACATCTAATGTATTTCCAAATGAAATATTAGGAACATCTATAGTTCTGCAATAGGCTATTGGTTTTAATGCTTCTACACCAACACCTTCATCTTGTTCTACATATTCATTATTTAAAATAATATTAATTGTTGTAGAAGTACCTGAATTTGTATAAACAGCAGATACACCATGACCAAAATTAATATCTAAATATCCAGCCATATCTAATTCAGTTTCTAATCTAAATTGAGACATTATTCTTCTTCTAACACTAATGAAACTAAACCTGTATTATCAGGCCTTACTGACCTAACAGTAAATGAAGTTTGAGGTTTTAAAACATTACCTTTATCAGTTGTTATTGCATCAACAATTAATCTATCTTCTTGAGATATGTAAGGTACATCAGATGCTTTAACTATTGCTCTAGGCTGATAACCAGCAACAGGAACAGTGCCACCTTCTATATTGAAATATTCTTGGTCAATAATAATATTAATATTCTTAGAGAATCCTGAATCAATATCAAAAAGGGTATCTATTAATGGGAAGTCATCCCATAAAGATTGTTGGACTTCAAAGAAAGTGGCAGTAACACCATGACCTGTTGTGGTATCAACATAGGCGTTAAAATCTAATGCACTCTCTAAAGGCATGATTTACTTTTTAGCTCTAGTCTTAGGAGCTTTTACTTTTGAAGTTTCTAAACCTACGCTTCTATCTTGTTTTTCAACTTTAGGTTTAGCTACATGAATTTCAGCTTTACCATATCCACATAAAGCATGACCTTCATGTTCAGGTAATTCAATTACATCACCAGCATGAACTCTTTGTCCACCAGCAACTGTATCTTTTAAAATTGTATATTTTTTCATATTTAAGTTGGGGGTATTGCTACCCCCATTCCATTTAAGCATTGGTTAATTATGCACCATCATTAGATACACAGAAGCTCACAGCATGACGTACTGCTACGTCCATAGTTTGTAAAGCAACTATTCTAATGCTACCTGTATTAGACAAGCTATATGGGTCAACAGTTATATCAAGACCACCATAGAAACCAACTAATAAATCAGCAAAATTACCGAAATAGAAGTCTCCAGCAGTTACTTGATTACTTCTGACAACATTGTAGCCATTCATTCTTCCATCAGGCTCAACTACAAACATACCACTACCACTGTCTTTAGAAGTAGTTTTTAATGTTCCATAGTCTGAAGGTTTACAAATATAACCTAAGTTACCAACTAAACCATTGTCGTTTGCAACTTCACTTTCCATAGCAATAATCTCTGCGAAAGTTGGGTTTGCAGCACCAAAAGTTGTAGTGTTAATACCTGAAGTATTTTTGATACCTGTAGGTTGACCACTTGAACCTGAACCAGCTAAAGCACCTAAGTCAATTGCAGTAGCGATTGATTTTGTTAGGTCATCTCTGATTAGATTTTCAATATCAAGTGATGATTGTTGTAATAACAGTCTTGTTGCATCAGTGAAAGCACCAACTACTTTAGGTGTCATTGTTACTGAACCTGAAGTCATTTCTGATTCAGAAGCAGCGTTACCTTCTGTAGCAATCCAGCCAGCAGAAGCAGCAGCAGTTTTCTTAGGAATTACAATATTTCCAACGAGCCCCTGTAACGTAGTCGCTCCAGCAGCTAAAACTGATGATGAGTTTCTTAATACGTCAATAAAGTCACCACCTCTGTAATCTTCAGCTATTAAAGTTGAATCATCAGATGTGTTGATGTCTCTTTTTGACCATGTTCTAAGCACTTCAGCAGGCAACATAATGCCTTGAGCATCTTTACCATATTGTCTAGCTGCTTCTCTTGAACATTCAAATTCAAAAGATGCATCTTCTTGTGCTTTTCTATCAGCAGGATTAGCCATAGCTCTGATTGCTCTTACTAGACTGAATTCTCTTACTTCTTTTTTAGTCATGCCAATTTCTGAAGGAGTTTCTAAAGGAGTATTGTTAGAAATGTTTTCTAATAAAATTCCTCTAAATTCTGCAACAGAGATACCATCACTAATTGCTTTATCAGCTAAATCTCTTTTGTTGTGCTTAACAGCTAAATCAATGATTTCTTTTGAATTTCTTTTAAATTCAGCTTTAGCGTCTTCAACAGTTTGAGCTCTAACTTCGTCAAGATTAATATCTTGTTTCTTTTCGTTTTCCATTAGTTTTACCTCAATGTTTTTATATTGTTTATCTTTACTACGTCCCACTCCAACAAGTCTACTTTGGTCTGCAGGAACTGATACAGAAGATACTTCCATAGGAGTCCACTGAGCTTTATAGTAAGTCTCATCTTTGTGTTCATAGCGTTCTAATTTATCGATTCGATATCCAACAGATATATTCATACGAATACCATCTTTTACGTCTTCAAATACTTCACGAGCTAAAGCAGATTTACCAAATCTAACTACAGCAGTTGTCCTCTTTGCTGTCTCATCTAATTTGAATTCTTCAATTACACCAATTTGCTTAGTCATATCATGGTCAAGCAATAATGGTGCTCTTCCTGAATTTATAAACTCCATGTTTATATCTCCAGCAGAATGTCCTAGCACTTCCATGCCAAAACTTCTTTCAACAGGTTCTTCAGAAGAAACACCTATACGAACTCTTCTATTTTCTTCATCAAGATAAGAATGTTGAGATAAATCAATAGTTCTATATTTCATAGGCATATCAATTACTTTTCTTTCCTCGTCTTCATGTTCCATAGATACTTCGTCTAGCATTTCTACTTCTTCACCTTCTTGTTCATCCTCGTGGTGCTTTGAGAACTCAATGATTACAGAATCATCAGTCTCATTCACGTTGAGGATATGTCTATCTTCTTTATTCATAGATTTCTCCTCTTTATTTGTTGATAAAGGATGTTTTTCTGATTCTTGCGAATCAAAACTTGTTTGTCTTTCTTCTATAGCATCTTCAAATTTTATATATTCAAAATCATGCTCATCTAACCAATCTTTTGCTTGTTCAGTGGTATATTTAGAAGAATCAAATCTAATAGATTGTATTTCTGATACTCCTTCTTTTATTCCATAAATAGTATCTATACCATTTCCTAATTCATCATTTTCTCTTGCAAAAGAATCATATTGTTCAGGGTCTTTTATTCTTGCAGCGTGTTCATTTGGATATGGTCTAGCATCTTCATTTCTATCATCTTTCATTTGATTTACTTTTGTTTCTGACCATTTATAACCAGCATCACCACCCCATAATGCCCAAGCTATTCTGCCATTAGAAGGATAACCTTCTTCACCAGCATTAAAACCTTCTGCTTGTTTATCTACCTCATGTCTTGAAAAGAAGCTATACATTCTTTTAATAGTATCGTCAGATAGGTTTTCACCAGCTACTATTTGTCTTGCTCTGACAGCACCAACTCTAGTACCACCACGACCAAACTCCTCTCTCCAGTCTAAACCTTTTTGAGCTTCGACTTTCATGCCTTCAGTCGGTCTAGCCATCGTCTTCCTCTTCCCCACCTTGTATCTTAGCTTCTACAGGTAATTTTTGACCAAATGGTTGATAAGCTAATTCAATATCATATTGTTTAGCTAATTCTATTTCTTTTTGATGTTGTTCAAATAACTCTTCAGTATCTCTACCATAAGAAGCAGAAATATCAGAATAAGTAAGTGTTCCATTTTGTAAACCTATCACATTAGCTTGCATTTCTTTTAATGGGTCAATCCAAGCAAAACTTCTTGGAATGTAATTTACTGACCTAGCAAACTTATCATATTTACCCATTGGCAAATTAATATATCCAGTTGATATAGCCATCTCTAACCATGATTGAAATACTGGATTTACAAAATGCTCAATTACAAATTGTTGATATATCTGATACATACTTCTATCTTCTAAAGCACCTTGTCTTATTGAAGAATAATTAACTGAAGTTAAATCATTAGATAATGAATGATAAGAAATATTTAAACCTGATGCGATACTTCTTAAAACACTAGTTGTAAAAGATTCAAAGGCTGAATTAGGATGATTAGGATTGAATTCTCTAAAATCCATTCCAGCAGGTAATTGTTCAAATACACCAGCTTGTGCGTTCATTGTTGGATTAAAGGTATCTTCATATTCTCCATCACCAACATATCCATCACCATCAGGCGATATAAAAAACCCCATTTTTGATGCTCCAACTCTTGCACCAACTATTTCAGCTTCTAAATAACCATTTAACATTTTCACATTAGCCATTGCTGTAGCAACCAAAGAAACACCTCTAGTTTGTTCTGCTCTAGTAGGTATGTAAGCATGGATAATTTCATCAGCAGGTACTCTAATGTGTTGTGCTTGAGATAAATAAACTCTATTGTAAGGATGGTCTTTATATAAATGATAAGCAACTGGTTTGTCATATTTATCAACCTCAACACCCATTTTAATTCTATTGCCAGTAGCTTTATAAACATCATTTTTATTTTCATCTAAATGGTCTGCTTCTAAAAACTGTAACTGAAAACCAAAAGGTGAATTGCTGTCTTTTATTTTCCTGATTAATACTTCACCATCTCTACATAGCGATTCAACAAATATTTTCTGACAATCTAAGAATGATAGTCTGCCATTAGTAGTACAACTTCCGACTTGACCCCATTCTCTCCAAGCACGTTCAATGAGCAGGTTAGCTCCAATGTCTAGTGAACCATTATCGTTCCTAGCCTTAGAGCTAACTCTTATGCCATGCTTACCGATAACATTAGATACCATCAGGTTTAAGTATCTTGCAATATAGCTATCGTTCCTTGCTAATTCTCTTGCCCTATCTCTTAAAATTCTTATGTTATCTTTTATCTCAGCATCAGCACTTGTAGATGTGGTAACAAAATCTGCAAACAATCTTCCAGTATTAGCTCCTGAGTAGCTTCTTCTATATGCTTGTCTTTTCTTTTTCTTAGGTTCGTTGATGCCTAATATTCTGTTATACCATGCCATTATGTGTAACTCTTAGGTGATGTGCCAGCAACACGACCAAAATTAACTTTGATAGTATTTCCTGACCCTCTTTTGTTTTTAATTCTTTGTATTTTAACTTCTTTAAGATATTCAGCTTTGTATCTATCTCTAAAAGTTAATAGTTCGTCTATAGACATTCTTGATAATGACCTACCAGCTATAGACATAGATGACTGGTCAATATTTGCTCTATTTTCAATTACTGCTTCAATGCTATCTAAAACAATCTTTGCATGACTTCTAACTGAAGCAGATGTAGTTGCATAATTATCTTGGACTTCTACAAAACCTTCTTCTAATTTAACTCTTGCAGTATCAGAAGTTCTAGTTATGTAAGAAACCCAATTGTAATTACCTTTTGTGTAAGAAGATGTATTACTAGCTTCTATTATGTAAGTGTCACCTGACTCAGTTGCAGTCAAAGTAAAATTAGAAGCTGTAGCACCATCAACTAAATTAAATTCATATGATAGTGAATAGTCTGCTACAGGATAGTCTTGTGATAAGTCTTCTCTTTTCCATGCCCAAAAGTCTCCCAACTGAAGTTCAGTAGGAACTTGGGATGGATAATTTGTTGAATCAAATTTGTTGCTCAAGCAAAAACCTCATAAATGTTTTAGATATATCTACATCTAACACTAATGTGCATTAAGCTATTGTCAATATTAAAAAGGGAAAAAATAAAAAAGGCTCAATTAAGAGCCTTTTGTGATTTTGGTGGGATTTTAGAATTCTACATCTGTTGCAATAACAGATTCTAATTGAGATTCTTGCTCACCACCATAATAGGAAAATAAAAAAAGCTCATTAACCTCAGCCCTAGTATCAGGATTTGTTTTATAGAATTCTTTTAAATTATTTAATTTAATTTTATTTTCTAATGCTAAGAATTGCATAAACATCTCAAAGCTGTTGCCATATTTGTTTGAGAAATTTTCAATCATAGTTTCGTGTGTATTTTTCATGTTTGACTCCTTTTTGTTTAACATACTACCTATTATATATATTTATATATTTATATCAACAATTATTTGCAAAATTAGTAAAAAAAATGCAATTATTTCCAAGAAGTAGCGAAATTTCCTCTATTTATGGTCTTTCTAGCAGGTTTATTGGGGTTTGCTCTGTTTTTATCAGGCTCAGGTGCATTACCTGTTAATAACCTTTGTTCTATTAAATTGAAGTTAGGATTTAAGATATAGCAAGCTGCTAATGAGTAGCAAATCGTATCAAGAGCTTCGTTTCGTTCTCTAACTTGTTTCCAATATAAAGTTTTTCTACCTTTTACAAATTTTACGAATCTTTGCTCTGCTGTAAGTTGTCGAAAATACTCTTCATCAACTGTTGATGGAAAATGCAAAGTAGAATATCCATATTCAGATGCAAGTCTTGAATAAATTACCTCTTTTGCAGTATCACTTCCAACTGGATAAAGAATATTGTTTTCTTTTCCTACTCTAGTTGGTTTACCAACAACTGATTTACCACTTTGAGACTGACCTTTGATTGCAAATATTCTTCTACCCTTTTTATTCTTAGTAAAAGCATAAACCATTTGTGTTTGGAAACCTGAGTCAATAGTAGTACAAGCTATTGTCATAGTTCTGCCTGAATGAGTTGTAAATTTACTTTGCAAATATTTATCAAAATCATTCCAAACTTGTATCTGACCTGTATTGCCATAGATGATTTTGTAATCAACAACCCACATTTCATAGTCGTGTGAGTAAGCAACAACCTGAGCTTCTATTCTATTTTTCTGAATATCAGCACCACAGGTTAAGACCAGTGCTTCATCAGGTATGGTTTCCAAGTCATAGCTCTCTCTTTTAGCCATTAGTCCTTCAGGTTCTACTGCTTCTTCAGGTTCAGGCTCCCAAGTCTCTGCCAGTGACGTATTTATAAATGTTTTTAACATTTCAGGTTGCTTTTTAGCTTCTAAGAAGTTTTCTGCCATTGAACCCCATGTACTAAATACAGAATATAATTCATTTAAATGGAATCCAGCTACTTTCTTTGTTTCTCTTGTAGCTTTCCATTCTCCATTCTTTAACATCCAATATTTCTTTGATTCGTCAATAACACATCCATTCTCGCAGGTATAAATTGCAGTTTCAGGTTTATTTTCTTCCCACACTACATTTGACCATTTCAAAGTTTGTTTATGATTACATTCAGGACATGGAACATAGTAATATCGCTGGTCACTTTCTTCAAAAGCAGCTTCAATTCTTGAAATGCCTTTAACTGTTGGGGTGCTACATAAATATATCTTCTTATTGAAAAATGTTTGTGTACGTTTAGATGCTAAAAGAACTGGGTCTCCTTCACTTCCTACACTAGCTTCCATTCTGTCAACTTCATCAATGCACAAAACACGAATACTTCTACTAGCCACAGAAGCAGCACTATTACTTCCGACCATGTTCAAAGTTGTACCACCTACAAACTTTTTAGATAAAACAGTGTTAGAACTATCTTTAGATTTAGGCTCGTTAATTCTTTCTCTTAAGACTGGAGTGTCTCTTAACATATTAGCTAGTTTTTCTTTACTGTATGCTTGAGCCATCTGTAAAGTTGGTTGCATAACAAGGATTGGGGATGGTTGCATATGTATGTAATAACCAATGACATTGTTTAGTATCTCAGTTGCACCAACCTGAGCACTCTTTTGCCAAACTACCTTTTCTATATTTGGGTCATTAAATACATCCATTATCTCTTTTTGATAAGGTGCATAATCAGTTCTGTATTTACCACTTACAGCAGAAGATTCAGGAGATAAATACCTGTATGCATCTGCCCATTCTGAAATCTTTAGTTCAGTCGGTGGTTTCCACAGATTTTGTACTTGACTTAGTACTTTCTGCATATTCTCTTGGTAATCCATTTTGAGATAGTTCCTCTAATGCTTCGTATATACTTCTTTTAATTAATTCTTCTGCTTCATTAAAATTATCAGCAGCTAATACTTGGTGAGCTAAGTTGGTTGGTATGTTTAATAATTTAGCCTTAGCATTACTTACAAAGTCAGACCAAGTTTCAGTGACTAAAGATGCTGGTATTAATTTCCCTTCTAATTGATTGACTTCTAATTCAGCCTTGTCAGCTTGAAACTTTTTTAGCCTTGTAGATTCTTCAACTATATCTCCACTGCTACCACCTTTTTTAAAATGATTTGCATTCTTTCTTAGGTGGTTAATGTATTCAATTCTGCTAAAGTCTAAATCTATTGGCGACCTGCCTTTCTTTACTGTAATAATGCCTTTTTTCACCAGTTCGCTTAGTGATTGTGGGGTCATTCCTAAATGTTCAGCTAGCTCTCGTTGTGTTGCCATTTTTATAAAAAATAAGGTTGTTTAATTTTTGTACAGTCTAAAAAATAAAAAAACTCGCAACC